ACCCGCATACCGCGGGGAGAGGAGACCTGATCTCGCACATCCTGTGCTTGATCTGTCTCTCCATTATCGGCTCCGACACTTCGGCGTCTGCGGAGGCGTCGTGCATAGAAGGAACTCACATGGCTTTAATTCCTAAGCCAGTCGCATCCTCAGGTAGTGATACGGTGTTAGAATACGCTGCTGTAGATTTCTACCGCAACGGGGTCTTTCACCATTCGTTCGCCTCAGCTTTCTTCCCGAGGAGTAAGTTTTACACTTACGCACAAGGGTACAAGTTGGACGACTACTACAAGAGGTTGGCGTCAGGGCAATTGTTACCGTTTACCCCTTGGACTCAGTACAAGATTGATGGGGGGATCATCCGTCCGGCTAACGTTAATCTCGTTGGTGCAAACCACGATGAATGGCGTTGTTCGGATGGAGATTGTCCTTCCACCTTTTCAAGTTCTCCGTTCCTTGGGGCTGCGGAACTACTAAATAAAGCAAAGTCGCAAGACTGCGCTTATTTGGTTCAGCAGGCGGCAGCTCGAATCCGAACTGCTGGCTATGATGCCTTGACGTTTCTCGCAGAGTTTCACCAGACAGTGGAGCTTTTCAGGAATTTAGTTTCCCGATTGGCATCTTTGCTCTCCAACAAGAAGGTCGATGACCTTTGGTTGGAAGGGCGTTATGGCTGGCGAAATCTCTGGTTCGATATGACGAACATCTATGATGCATATCTATCGATTACAGAGAAGCGAACGCGGTACCACCAGGTCGCTGGATATAAGTTCACCGAATCGTCTTCGACGACCGATGGACCTACGTCTGACGTGTATGGCACGTGGCAGGTAATCACAACCAACGAAATTGAAGTTGGTTTGCGAGGAACTGTCGTTAGTGACATACAAGTCCCTCACATTCAGATCGATCCGATTCTTACCGGATGGGAGCTTACGCGCCTATCCTTCGTAATCGATTGGATCGTGAATGTTGGGAACGCCCTGGCCGCGCTTGAGTTTTTGATACTTAACAACGAGTATTACGCTGCATCCGGGGTACAGGTAACCTGGACCCGTTCAATAGATCACCAATTTCTTGGTTTTCTGAACGGGTACGGGGGATCCTATGACCGCGGTAAAATGCAGAGTGTAGGCGTTGCCACGTATCGAGTTCCTACTTCAGTGTCTTACATTCCGCAGGTGAAGCTCAGGCTCGACGGGCTAAAGATATTAGATATCTTGGCTCTTCTTGCTCAAGCTTTAACCAAATCAAAGGTTGCTCCGGATCTTTATCGTCAGAAACGATATGGACCAGCAGCTGATGGTTTGTCACCATAACCTTGAAGGAAACGTAATTATGGCAGCTATGAGTACTGCCCTCACTGAGTTTGCCGATAACGGTAACTCTCGCACGTATACGCAAGCTGCGCATACTGTGCTGGCACCGTTGCTGGTTCTCCAGAAGCGGGTCGTCCCAACCGGTAATCAAGTGATTGCTGAGGACACCATTACGGTGCTCTCACACACTGAAGATGCCGATGGGGTGACGTTGCCTCAACGTGTCACGTTCAGCGTTACGGTTCGTCGCCCGATTACGGGTGACGCTGCCGATGTGACCGCGATGCTTGCCGTCTTCCGCGATGTTGTCGCGGGTGACGAGTTTGCAAACACGGTTTCGACACAGGAATTTCTGAAGTAAGACTATGAAACGTCCTACCAAGAGGAAAC